CATTAGCTGCTACACCCACAAGGATAATACCAGCCAACAAAAAACCTAAGTTTTCTTTTAGGGATTTAAGGCTCATTGTCCTAGACCCCCTCTAACCACCCAGGCCACAATGGCGGAGATAAAACCACCAATAACAAAAAGGAAACTTCTGTCTAACAGTTGCGCCCTCTTCTCCTCATTCTTTGCCATAGTTTCTACAGTCTGATTAAGGAGGGCTATAGTAGTGTTTAGTTGGTTAAGACTTGTTTCTAAATGGTCGTGATTTTCTTCGAGCCTTGACACCCTTCGCTCTAAATCAACACCAGTCATTTTGGATAAGTCTTTCTGTCTAATTCAAAGTGTGGTGCATCATAGAAGCTCTTCCAGTCCCCACCCCATACGATGGGAATGTCAAGCTCTTCTGCTGCTGCCTTCATGGCTTCTGCTACGACCTCAAAGCGTTCAAGGTCATTCCAGTCTACAGGCCAAGGAACCATATCAACTGCATGGCCTGTAATGTGTCGTGAGTTCATGGTAGTTGACTTACCAGCTTTATAAAGCTCACGTTGACGGTTAATGTTACGGATACCTTCGATCACAGTGAAGTCTTGTTCTGTGATACTGATGGCAAGTTTAACGACAGCAACAAGATCAGGATGGACACCTGACAGGTTCTGTAGGCTACGTGTTCCTAGTTTATATGACATTTATTTATTACCCTCCCCCTTAAGGTTGTATTAAGTGTTAGCAGAAAACAGAGAAGAAGCAGTTACTTGGGTCGATAACGGCTGAACCCCTGTTACCAATCTGCATTGTAAAACCTGAGGTACTCCTTGTCTTTATATCAGCTATGCCGTATTCATTGTCATTGCATGTAGCAATTACAGAGTAGCTGGATACAGGCATTGATACGGAGAAACCTACAGTGTAACTACCAACACCAGTTCTTGTAATAGAACTCACATTACCCTGCTGCGAGATATTACCTGTGGAACCTACAAAAGAGGCAAATGCCCTAGCACCAAAGTACGGTGCAGAGCCAGACGTAGTCGTCACTGGATTCAAAGCTTCGATAGCTAACCTAATCCTGTTTGGGGACACAAGGCTATTTAGTGTACTTGTCCCTGCTTGCCATGTAGCATTAGTTTGATTGCCAAGAAGACCCGTTTGACTACCACTTGTGTTGACAATATCTGTATTATCCTCAAGAGCTAGTTGGTTGGTTGTCTGGTTAAAGTATGCAAATCTAATCCAAGCTGAGTCAGCTTCGTTACGAACCCATAACCAATTTGTATCTGTCTCATACCACAACATATTAGCAAAGGTAGTTGTAGGGGCCTCTGTACCAGACGACAAACTTGCAAGAGCGCCCAGAGCATTGTTAAGGTCTAACCTAGTTGCTGATGCCGTTTGGTTGGCAATATTAAAATCGTGTTGGCTCATGTGTTCCTCACATTAAAATTCTACTGTTGCACTCAGGTTGAAGACCCTTGGAGTGTAATCTGTGTTATTACTATCTAACACGGCCTTAAACTTAAAGGCACTTCCTACCAAATAACCACCATTGGCAAGTGTCCATGGACCCCACACTGGAGATACGTTAGGGTCATCTTCTGTCGCCGCTGCATAGACTGTAACATTAACATCACCCCAGTTAGCATCTTCGTCTGTCCAATCATCAAATAGGTCAGGCCAAGTATCAAAGTTTTGAGGAATAGCATCCCACAACAAAGTGCCATCGTGATAATGACGATTAAAGGTTCTAAAACCTGTAATACGACAATTCTTTGAACCAGAGTTTGTTTCAGCAAAAGAATTAAATTCGTAAGTACCCGTTGGGTTAGCTGCACTTGTATCGTCAATCTCTATACTGGAACCGTCTAAGATTATGTTGGTCTTGCTTCCAGAGAAAGTTGGGTCTTCTGTTAAAGTAATTGTAACACCAAGTGAAGGTATTTCAGTAGGTAAAATAACAGTGGATGTTGGCGTTACACTGTAGTTTCCTTCTTTGTCGTAAGCACGGATAAAGAATGTACCACTTCTTGCTGGCAAGGCTACTGAGGTACTTGGGCGAGCTACTTTATCAATTACTGTCGAAGATGTACCCCATGTAGCACCTACAGTAGTTGAGTTGTGTTTAATTTCATAATAACTAAGGTCCGCATCAGGAATAGCTTCCCAAGACAAGAAGAGGGAGCCGCCTGATAATTCATAGTCAAAACCAGTTACATCAGACGGGTCACCAAGCCAAGGGTTAACCTCTACGTTTAAAACATATTCCCATTTACCCTTAACACCAAAGGTATTTATACCCCTAGCCCTAAAGTCATAAAAACTTGTCTCTAAATCAAGTGCTTCATACTCTCCGATAGGCCCAGTGCCTAACTTTTTCCATACTGATTTAGAGGTAAGTTTAAATTCAACTTCTACTCTATCAAGATAGACATCATCTGTTGCTGTAATATTAAGAGTTGCTACGTTAGTAACTTTTTCATTAACAAGTTGTGCTGTAATACTTACTGGGACTGTAATACCGACAGGCTCAACATAAAAAGGAGAAGGTAGGTTAGTGTTATCTTTCTCATACACAATACCATCTGCAACTTCATCGAAGACACTCTCTGCTGTCTCTCTGAGAGTCATCTGTGTTTGTAAATCTAGACCATCTGTTAGACCAAAGTTCCAAGAGACGACCTCAAAAGGTTTGTTAGTCCACCCAAAACGAGAGTTAGTGATCCTAACATTGTCGCCAATCTGTAGACCCAAGGTACGAAGACCAAAGGAGGCATTGATAGTAAGTTGTTGACGATTACGCTCAAGTGTGATTAGGGCTAGACGACGGGCTTCGATAGAAGTGTCTGTGAATGACAAGTTGACATCAGCTACAGATTCCTGACCACCATCAGCGGTAACAAAGGCAGCTTTAGTCCTTTGTGGATAATCTGTTACCTGCCAGTTACTCTCTTCACCACGGAATGTACCTTTAATAGTGTTAAAGTTGTCCCTGCGAGAGTGACGAGTTGATACAGCGACACTAGAACGGAAGTCATCTTCAGTAAGGTCCATGACGGGGGCAGTCCAGTAAGCTGGCTTCATACGCCATTTACCTTGAGCATACCACATTGTACCGCCCATAGAGGTGAGCAAGTTACTGATTGTATCGTATGGAGTTGAACCTGTAGTAAAGGAACCGTTACAAGTATAACGCTTTGTACCAGCAATGGTATCCGTATCATTACAAACCGCTACAGCGGCATTAACCAAGTCATCATCAATGTTAGCTTCTATCTCACCAAGGCCATAGCCTGTAGTAGTAAGGTAGTCCCGTAGGCACAGGGCAGGGTTATCAGACCAAGCTGTAAGTCCTGTAGATGGGTTCTTGACCTTCTTGCCTTTTACTGTTGCTGTAAAGACTGGGATACCATTTGGAAAAGAGTCTTGGTCGTATTCCATTTGGATATACATATAGGCAATACCACGAAGCCTATGTTGATATGTCCACTTACTTGAAGCAAGGATCAAAGCACCATCAGCCGACTGGTCAGGAGAACCAAGATGTGTATTAACACGAACAAGAGAACATTTATTATCATAAACTGCGTTTGGTTGGTTCACAAGGTCCGAGGGTTTTGCTTCCCTTGAGTATTGAGAGGGGCTAATTACATACCCATACTCATTAAGCGTGACAATCTCATCATTAAGGTAAATGTCCTCAAAGGATTCAATCTCGTGACCAGCGACACCAATAATACGGTGTAGATACTTGTTATTGGAACCTGTAGTCTCGTCATAGAGAATAGCACCACCAACTTTGACTTTACCATAGATGATCTGGTGGTCTACTGCTGTTCCACCTGTGTTAGTCTGATACCCACGGTCTGAACCTGCGGAGGAAGGCTTTGGGGATAAAGCCCCTAATAAAGCATTAACCCCAAACGAAACAAGAAGCTGTCCAGCAAGTCCAGCCGAAGCAAGCCACACACCCGCAGCCGCAAAAAGACTAGCTCCCCCAGAGTATGCAGCTACAGCAACAGTTAAAGCAGTAAAGACAGCCATTATAAAACCTTCTCGTATTTTGTTTCAATCTTAGAATAACCAAGTCTAGACATAAGGGGGTCTATCGGGTTCATCTCTGTCGTAGTAACGTGTAAGCTCTTAAAGCCATCTTTTCTTACGCAGTCTTCAGCAAACTTGAATAGCTTGTAGCCCGTAAGACCTACACGGTATTCTTTATCTAAAAAGATAACGTCTGCAACTGCAAGGACAGAACCTTTTGAGTGAAGGTCGGGTGTGACAACAACAACAAAGTAACCAACCAAAGTTAAATCATCTCTACAAGTA